TTTATAAATTTCTAATAGTTCTTTTCTGTTTCTATACTTATACTTATTATACTCTTTGCCTTCTGATTCAATACACCACTCTGCAAATCCAATAGCAAATTCATCTGCTATACCTTCGCATTCTTCTGCATTATAGTTTTTCTTTTCCCAAACTTCTTGTTTTGCATATAGTTCAAACTTTTCTATTAGTGTCATAACTTAATATTCTAAAATTCCTGAATCTCTAATTGCTTCATAAAGCTCTTTCTTCTGTGGAGGGAATAACACTGTAGCATCAATCAGAGCTTCTAAATACTTCTTTCTGGATGATATATCTAATATGTTATTCACCTTAAGTGCACTATCTATTCTATTTGATAGTTCCATTATCACTGTAGCTCCTCTTTTGAAATGTTCTGCATCTTCCTCATCTCTCACTTCAATAAGTTTACCTACATAGCCTTCAATGTGTGGAATAGTTTGTTTAAGAGACTGTTTAGCTCTATGTGTAAACAAATTATTCTCATTCATTGTTTCAAATCTCTCTAATAATGCAACAGAGAGGGATAAGCTCTCTATCACTATATCATTTAGTTCATCTGATGTTAATTTGCTCATAATATTTGATATTGTTTAGCAAAATAATCTACAACTTCTGGTATATGTTTTTTGTAATAAGGTTGATTATCCATACAAAATTCTTTAAGTTGTTGTTTATTAGTTATAGTCTTAAAATGGCTTTCACCACTTACTGCAATACTTACTAAATCATCTAATTCGTTTATAAAATCTTTTACTAACCAACCTTCCCAAATGTGTTTTTCTAAATTCATATTATTTCTCTTTGTGTTAAATATCTCTCAATTGTCTTTAATCCATGTGTTCTGGCAAGGTCTGCCCAATCTTTTATTCCTTCTTCTAGATAAATCTTTGGTACATTACAATACTCAAACCCAAACTTTTCTGTTATGAGTTGAGAATTCTTTACACCAGCTTCATCACTGTCAAAGGATAAGATTTGTGTGTCAGAGTTTTCTTTGATGTATTCTACATTCTCTTCAGAGAAACATCCTAAGCCTTCATTCTGTACAGCACAACAACATGGCACAACCTTCTTCATCACCATATAATCCTTCTTACTCTTATTGATGAATGCAACATCACAATCTTTTATATCTTGTAATCCATCCATCATTGTAATAGGAACATTGTTAGGCATCCATTTATTCTTCTTATCTGCAAATGGTCTGTAGATTTTCCAATAGCCCTCATATAGATAACCAAATCTAAGCTCAGTGTCCTTTAGAGGGAACTTCTGTTTGTTTAGATAGAGAGTGTCTATTGAATACACATTGTTAGCTCTAAGATCATCTATGTCCTGATAATATTCATTCCAATATGCTAGCTCTTCGTGTGTGAACTTTCTTGACTTCACTTGAATAAAGAATTCACGTTTGCTTAATAATGGTGGTTGCGTATATTCAGAAACAATTCTCTCATAGTTTTTTGTAGAAGAAGAATTAACAATACCAAGATCAAAATCTCTATCAATCATAAACAATGCTTCACTTAATGATGATAGATTGAATAGCATTACCACAAAATTAAAACATCCACCTCTTCTAGTAGAATCTGAAAAATCATGAAATGTTAATGCTTTTCCTTTATATCCTATAATGAATGAAGGATTCTTCTCGTTTCTAAATGGTGAATAAGTAACAACATTTATCTTCCAGTTATCGTGAGGCATATACATTCTGTATATATCATATTCAGATATCCTGCTCAGTATATTCTCACATGTTAGTTTTACTCTTCTTGTTCCTTTTATCATAGCTCTAAATGTAAATTATTGCTATTAGTACCAATTATTGGTACTTTTCGCAAACTATTACTAATAAAAAACCCTCTCCAAATTAATGAAGAGGGCTCTTACTAACAATAAATCAATTAATAATCATCTCCATCTTCAGATATAAACGCATCAGAAGCAACTAAGTTATCATCTGTGTTATAATCTTGTAAATCTTTCAGGATGTAATAGTCTTTACAACCATATTCTCCAACAACATTCACTACGAATTTCTCATGTGCTTTCAATTCTTTTGGTTTCTTATTCTTAAGATTATCTATTGTTTTTCTGTTTCCATAATCAACAAGTCTAAATTGTTTAAGACCACCTCCATAAAGAAAAGCTTTGTTGTAGATTCCTTGATACTCTTTAGACTCACCATCACGTTCTTTAACTATGACAGTAGCTAATGCACCCACTGGACCACACCATTCACCATTGATTTCATCTTTAAGTTGTTTCACATTACCTTTCATCAACTTCTTCCATTCTATTTCTAATGTTGTAGTTGCTTTACGATAATCTAATTCACACAACCATGTGCGTAAGAAGTTATAAAAATCTTCTTCACCTACATATGCAATTCTATAATCTCTATCTTTCTTAAACCAATCAGCTAGATCATTCTCATCAGCTGCCCAAGAACACATACCAACATTATTGACATATTGATTCTTAGTACCATCTTTATTCTCACGTTCTTTATCTTCTAAGAAGAAGCTCACTTTGAACTTATCTTTATTTTTAAGTTCTTCTAACCATATATCAACACGAAGATAGTTATTACCATCTTTGGTCTCACCTAAGTACTCAGCAGCTTTGCTGTCTTCTTTAAGTTCCATACCAAGTATGTCTTTAAACTCTTCGATTGTTGGATTAATAGCTACTACGTTTGCTTCAAACAAACCAACTTTTTTTCCGAAATCTCCACTTCCTGTGTTTTCTCTTTTACTTCCGCCAATTCCTGCCATAATTTTGATTTTTAATTTATTTATTTAGTTATGCATTATAATAATTAGTTAAACTGTCTGCTACTAATTGCAGATTGTTTGGTATTTTAAGCTCTTGGAACATTCCATCAGGGCTTTTAGCTGGTATCTTTCTATAACGATTAGTTATTAGTTGATAGTTAACTGTTCCATCTTTGTTCTCTTCTACACTAGTGTATAGACAAACAGTCAACAGTCCTTCAAGTAAGACTTGATTGTCAATTAATTTACCTGCTGTTTTGATTTTATATCCTATGATATCTTGTCCATCCATTATTTCTTCTGGATGTGTTAGATAGAACACAGTGATATCATTTCTTAACTGTCTAGCAGTTCTAAATAGATCTACCATGTCTTTAGCCATAACACTAAATTTGGTAAATCCTGTCTCTGTAGCTTTACTCACCATATTGAATCCCATAATATAATTAGAGTCTTCAATGATGATGTTCTTAACATGTGGAGCTTTTTCAGAAATAGTCTTTAATAAACGAGTGATCTCGTTAGCATCATCTACTTCCTTGTAATTCTTCTTTTCTAGATTGTAAAGTTTCTCACTCCCTTTGAATGGAAGTTCTTTCTTTGCAACATTGATAATGTACGTTTCTTCTGGATTTAAATGCTTTATTGCTGTACTTTTTCCTGTACCAGTTGCACCTACAATCCCTACTAATTTACTTGCCATTGATTTTAATTTATTTAGTTATTTAATTTTCATTATATAAAGATAAGAATAATTTTTTTAATTATATCTTTTTATTCCAAGGTATTTTACCAAATCTAGGATTTTTGTCTCCTTTTTTAGCTTCTGATATTCTTTGTTTATGTTCTTCAGATTTTTTAACACCTTTATTGGCTTGAGACATTTTTAATTTTGTTTCATCTGATAATTTTCTATCTTGTTTTGCTAAAGATAGCTTTAATCTGTGCTCTGGAGATAATTTCTTACCAGTTAAGGCTTTTTTGGTTTTCTCAATTGCTTCTACACTATTTCCAGCTTTATTTAATGGATGTGTAGGTTTCATATTGTAGCCTTTATTATAGTTAAATGCATCTAACATATTACACCAATAATGCTCTTGTGAATATAAATATTCTTCATCACATTCTTCAAGAATTTCAAAATCAAATGATTTTTCACCATACTTATTAAAAGCACGTTGAAGATGTTCATTTATATGAATATTGTTTCTTAAAGTATATTTATGTTTGGAAATTCTATTTAAAAAATTAATAGTTTTTCCTACATAAAGTTTATTATTTACTTTATTGGTGATTGTGTAGATGCATGAAGTCATAAGTAAAATATTTTATCTTTGTCAAACAGATCTAAGGCTCTTGAAAGCCATGTTAATTCGATAGGTTCTGTTGTACTAACAATACAAATATACGCTTTTTTTTCTAAATTATCATAATCCATTGCCATACATCTAAATATTTTTTGTGTAAGATTTTCAGGATTTGAATCAAAAGAATTTATTATAACTCTATTTAACTTTGAAAATGTCACTCCTGTATTACCAATCTTTACAACAGCTAAATGTTTTCCTTCTCCTTCAGCAAAGTCTTCAAAAATACTTTTTTCTTTAGACTTATTATGATAGGATGGAATACCAAGATTATCTGCAACAGCAGTGGTACCGCAGAATACTAAGACCCTCTCATTTTTATGTGCAGCCAAAAGTGCCTTTGTAGCTATAGATTTGGCTAGGGATGATTGAATCAAACGCATTCTAGCTAGACGTAAAAACATTGTATCTGTACCACTATTCTGTAGTTTGTTAATCACCCAGGATATGCCATCATAATGCTTCTTCTCAGTCTTGAGCTTACCCTTGTAATCATTGTACACAGTGTTATCTAAAGGCACTCTTATTACATGTATTTCATAATCTACAATAACACCTTCTTCAATTGCTTTTTCAATTGGATATGTAGCTATTACATGTATGTCAAGTTCTTCTTCTAATGTTCGTTCTGTATCACTGGCTAATGTACCAGTGAGACCAAGAATCTGTTTGTTGTTATCAAACAAATCCTTACACACTTCTATCTGAGCTTCACTCAGTAGATGTATCTCATCTATAATAACAAGATCATACTTCTTATCACTATATTTCTTTAGTGATAGGTGAGTTGTATATGTTACATTAGCATCGAGATATCCTCTATCAGCAAAATCAGCTTGCCAAGAGTCTTTAATCTTATTATCTGGATAAGCAATAAGCACGCTCTTAAGTTTTGGTTTAAAATGTTCTAGTATATTAATACTAGTTCTTATCTTACCAAACCTAGGACATAAGTTTAATATGCCATGCTTCTTTTTTAACCATACATCAGCAAATTCTCTTTGCCTTTTATCACGTATTGTCATTCTCTTAGGAAATATGATTTATTTGTTACGCTCTGATAGTCATCATCAGTGATGTCTTTTTTTCTAGGCAATTCCTTGAATAGGCCCAATTCACCCAAGAATGCAAGTCCTATTCTTAAATCGTCTGCACCATAGCTATTTTTAATAAGTCTAACACTTCTAAAATACTTAGCACCATATTCATCTTTTAGTTTATCTAAGTCATAACCACTAGGGTCTGCCACTTTGTATCTCATAGGATCAAATAATGCCATAACAACATCAGCATCATTCTGTGTTGCTGAGCTGTCTGCAAAATCCTCTAGTTGAGGTTCTACATCACCATTCTTTATTCTAGAAGGATTAGAAATGTCACGATTGAACTGACTAACCACCACTGGTGAATATCCATAGAAATCTCTAGCATATCTAAGTTCATCAGACATCTTATCAATAGCTTGTTTCTTTGTAGGTTGATCTTTAGTTAGCTTAAGCAAACCAATGTGATCTATTACCACCATAGTGATTTGACTTGGGTCATTAGGAATATATATTTTATTCCATTTATCCAATTGTTCTATTGTACCATTCTCTAGCGCATAATCTTTTAGCTCTTTTGCTATACCTACAGGATTTTCTGGTCCATCAATGATAGTAACAATTTCACACAGCTTATCTACATAATCTTTGTAATGTAAGAACAGATCATGTTCATCTTTAGTCAGCTTCTCAGTCCAACCAAGAAGCTTACCTACAGGAATAATGATTCCCTGGTCTAGAAATATTTTACGAGATACCCATTTGGCAATCTTATAAGTTCTACTTCTCTCCATGGACCTATACCACACCTTCACTTTGATACCTGAAGCAATTCCTTCTTTAGACATAGCCCAATCAACAGGATTAAGAACAAATGCATCATCAATGAAAGATGTTTTACCACTACCAGTTAGACCACCTACAAGATAATACATACTCTTACGAATACCTACATATCTAGTCAAGCGATCAAATCCCATAGGGATTCCTTTGTTGAGATCATTCATCCCTTTCTCAACTTCTGCATTTAATAGTTCAAAACTCATGTTTTATGTTTTTAGATGGATATCTACTTATTCTTGACCTAGGATTTTCTTTCATTGCATGCTTTAATGAATCATACTCAGTAAAAACTCCTTCTGGCTTATATCCACATTCATTTTCATAAATGTAAATATCTGGAGCATCTTTTAATTCTAATTCATTATATAGCTCAACTGTTCTATCATCAAATGTAACTACTCTTTGTTTCATAATAGCTCTATTTCTTGTTTAACTTCTAACCAAAATGGTTTCATCACTTGATAACAGTGTTCTAATATCTCATCAACTGCTATTAATGCACAATTCTTAGCTCTTTGTAAACAATCTTCTTGTCCAAGTTTCCATTGAACATTAGGATAGAACTTCTGAATTAATTCTTTAGCCTTTTCTTTTGGTGTCATTAGATATCTGTACCTCCTGTTGGTTTTAGTTTAGCTTCAGTGATTGTTCCACCATCTTTAATTAGTTCAATGAAAGGCTCAAATGCTCTTTGATTCAGATATACAGAGGATCCTTGCATAAACTTAAGTCTATTGGCATTCTCTGTAATGGATGTTTCTTTCTTTTGATTCACCTCGAAGTTGAGAGCAGCTATAAGTTGTTCAGCTGTATATTCTCCTTCTAAGAGTATTTTATCAAATTTCAATCTACAATCATCTTTATGTAATCTAAGTGCTCTAGTGCCCTTGAATGTCTTACCCTTGTGTTCAAATGAATCTGTACCTGGGTAAGTCTTCCACCACTCTTCAAAATCTGTTGTGGCAGGTCTTCTTCTTACAATCTTAGTGTTCATCTTAGTGTCCATAAACACTAACAAATCTCTACCTAGCACTGTGAGTTTCTCATCATCTTTTGTTATCAATGCCTTTCTTATTAAAGACTGATAGACAGAAGCAATCTTCATACTCCCCTCACATAGAGGAGAGACATCATACTGTTCGTCTATCAGCTTCAGTAGAAATATAACATCAAGGTTGTGACCTCTTTTGATGAGCTCCTCGTATTGTTGAGGGCTTATTGTCAATTTCATGTTTTACTATTTTAATTTTTGCAGGTTTTCTTTTCTTATTCTCCTGTTCATCTTCCCATTTATGCCATGCTGCTTCAATCTCTTTTTGTCTCTCAACAGCATAGATTTCATCATTGGTGTATTCCCAATCTTGTAACAGCCAGTCCATAATTATTTAGCTTTTCTAGGTCTCCCAATTTGCTTCTTAGCACCTGTTGTAGTTTTGATAACGTTAGCCTTAGGAGTTCTCTTTGTGTATTTTCTCTTTGGCTTAACTTCTAGCTCTACTACATCATCACTTTTGATTGGGTAATCATCATCGTTCTCCATTTTAATTGTAACTGTTAAGTCTCTAGATGATCTAAATAAACCTAATATCACTGCTGTAGCAACAGCAACAATTCCTGTAATAATAATAACTGAATTTGTTTCCATGTTTTCTTTCTTTAATTGTTAATGATTTTTAATCCAAACTGTAGGTCAAACCATCCGAAGGTTGACTCAGCTTTACTTTTGTTAAACTTAAATATTTTTTTTAGTAATGGAATAGCATAACGCTTGAATTCCTCATGTTGTTCTTCTGTCATGGTATTATTACTATACCACAATTCATCTTCTTTAATATCATCAACAGTCTTACCAACCATTTTTAATTGGTATTCTATTAGATGATCCGTAATGTTTGTACGGTTTACTTTTGCTTTCATTCAAATAAATTTAATTGGTTAGGTATGTACACTGTTTTGATTCTTCTGCCTTCATTGTTAATCTTGGTGACTAGTCTGTTTGCTTTCTCTATGTAATAATCATAGTTTACATTATCAGTTTTACTGCGTTTTGGTAAGTAATTACAAACTTTACATACCCATTCGCCTGCTTCTATCTGACTGATTGCAGCAGCTCTAGTTTGACATTCAGGATTCTTCACCTTAAATATCTTATCACCATCGTTTGATACATAGTAACGTATCAACTTGTTGTACACAGTAGTTTCTCCTGTAGTTCTATTCGTTCCTTCATAATGAAAACTTCTAGTTGCTTTCTGTCTTAAACAAAAATCATATAGATTAGTATGATGTATAATCGTAGTATCCACAGGAGTGCCATAAACAAAATAACGCTCAAGAGCAATGGGAACAATTCTAGCTGACTTGTTCTTGTGCAATTCAAAATCAGTAAGGAAATCACCTTTTTTCTTAATCTCTCCATTTGTCATAATTGCTAAATAATCATTCACTGTACTAAAAATAATCTTGGAATAGTCAGTCCTCTCTAATTCATATTGTGTTAGGTCCATCCAGTCCTTGTTGATCTCATGCATCAAAGGAAGTAATTCTTTCTTAATCTTGATAGTTACACCATCTGTGTTGGCAGAAATCACATGTATATCATTTAACTCGTATTGTTCAATAAGCATCATCAATGATAGTTCACCAGTTATAGTGGTGAACATAGTGAGTTGCCTATCATATATCCAGTTTTGCATATCTGATGATTTACCATATACAGAGTTAACAGCAAGTTTAAGTGCTCCAACAATTCCTTTAATCTTCTTATTACTCTTAGCAAGAGGTTTAAGCTCTAATCTTTTATCAAACATCTGTTTGTATCCTCTAAGGAATTCTTTTCCTAAATGAGCAGGAAACTTACCGTTGTTGATAATGATTGCTGGGTAATAAGAACTAACATCCCAATCGATTATCTCATAGTCTTCATCAGCTTCAAATATCTTAGGACTATTCTCTGTGTGAAGACCACCTTTCATAAAAGAATATACATTTCCATAGAAATCTATATGCTCTTTGAAATCATCTTGCAGACCAAGCTGCA